CCTGAATTTCAGTTTCAGGGGAAGATTCAGGATCCGTTGAATGAGACTCAGTGGTTGTCGATATTCGCATGTGCGTGCGATAACCCCGAGATGATGAACAATCATATGCTTCCTTCGCCATTCGACGAGGAAACGTATTCGGGTAACATTGTTGTGCTAGCGACTTTATCTGAAGATCAAGATCAGTACGACCTCCCTATTTCCGAGTACAAGAATCTAAAGGCGTCTGATTACAACGCACTGTATCAAGAGTGGACATTCGCAGATAACGAGGAGGAGGGTGATGCAGAAGTAGAGGAAGGTGAAGAGGACGAAGAAGATGAGGAGGAGGAAGAAGAAGATGAAGCTCCTCGGGAACTTGTTCACTCTCGTCCAATTCATACTCGGTCTAAAAATGTGTTCGTAGACTGCGCTATTCGCGATAAGGTTGTGGAAAACTTCACGGAACTTCTCGAAGCAGATATGGCTAAGACGCTCGAAGAGTCTGTTCTTCATGTTATCAGCGATCAGGCCTTAAAGGAAGGTATTGATGTGGACTGGACCAATAAAGTGTTTTGGAGTATGTATCGCAGTCGCGCAATTTCCATTTATGAAAACTTGCGTAACGGATATGTCAAGAACTCTGAGAACTGGATTTCAAAGCTGAAATCTGGCGAAGTTACACCTCGTGCGTTTGCTGAGATGACGGCTGTGGATATGTGTCCTTATCGCTGGAAGGCTTCGATTGAACACTTTATTGAAACTGAGAAGAAGATGTATTCGAAGAACCAGAATGCGTCAATCTTCCTCTGGTGTTCGCGTTGTAAGAAACAGGCTAAGTGTGATTATTATCAGCTTCAGACACGGTCGGCAGATGAACCGATGACGACGTTTGTGACTTGTCTGGAGTGCGATCGGAAATGGAAGTTTTAAGTGGGTTGGAAATAGGTATCTTAACACTAACTACAGAATCTCCTGGAATCAGGACGGAAGGACGCGGACTGCGGTACATTGGATCAAGCATCAGTTCCGACATTTTTCCTTTCATTCCTCCAATTAGGGGCGAATCTAGGTCAGAAGGGTAGACGTAAATAGGATCAAGACCATTTGTGATTTCAGGTTTAGTGACTTCTGGTGTAGTGTCTCCAAACTTCTTCTTGAAATCCGCAATAATTGGATCGGGTATTTGAGGACTTGTTTCTTCTAATCGTTGAGTCTCGTCCCTCACGATTTTTAACATATCTTTAGCTGCCATACGTTCACTTCTTGGAAGAGATAACTCTATCAAGATGAATTTATATATCTTTTTGTACGTTATATCAGCTATACGATGCGATTCTGACCTTTTTGCCCAACTGAAATAGTTAGATACCGTTGTTAACAGACCTACGGACAATGTTATAATGCCGATAGTTACATTTGCGATTTCAGTCTTTGCAAACAACGATGTTGTTCCAATTGAAGCAGATCCGGCAAGGGTTGCCATCACAATTGATGGCAATGTTATGGCAGTGTGTAATCTAGAATATCTCTTTTCAGATCTGTCGTGAAGCCACGAATAACATAAACATCTCTCGCCTTCGTCCGATAGTATTTTTTCCAATTGAGAATTCCATGAGACAATACCCAGATTGTCGTCCATTGTAAATTTGTGCGTAATAATTAATGGGTCAGTGGGAGCTTCATGATAAGCATCCATCTACATCTTTTGGAAAAATAGTTAAGCGCCATATTGGCGCAGCTGACGCAGATAATGTTGATCGTATGCTGAGTGCATACGAAACTCTGTACAAGGGCAAGTACAAGTCTCCCGAAGATATTCGTCGCTCGTTCACGAAAGACGGTCAGCCTCTTTTTACACCTGTTCAGGCGAAGTCGGTATTTCGACAGATCAAGAAGCACCAGACTGGAGGTGAGGCAGAGCATAAAGGGATTGGAAGTATTTTCAATAAGTTTGGGTCGGATCTAGTTGATATGGCGGCTGGAATTACGCAGCCTGCACCTCCAAATGCCGCGGTTCAGGGAGCTGTGAAATCCGTCCAACTCTTTATCCGCATGATTATTCCGTTTGTATTCGTCTTGGATACTCTGGAAAATATCCCGTTATTTGGAGACCTGATAGGTGCTTCACTTGACGTTACCGCAGCTACCCTTCCTGTTATTGCATCGAATATCCAAACATTTACTCCAGCCTTGGTAGGTCTCATTCCTCTTCCATTGGCAGGTACAGTAGGTATTTTTCTAGGGTGGCTGTTCTCTATGTGGTTCTTATGGTTAGCGGCGGTGATTGGTATGTCACGTAAAGATTTTGGAGCAGCTCTAGAAGCTACATCTGGTATGGTTCCAGTCATTGGACCTGCTTTGATGCGCGGAATTAAGGCGGTTGAAACAGTTGGGACAAAGTTCTATAATCGTGCTGACCGTATTTCAGAATCAATTTCTCAAGCTTATGGTAGTTTGATGGGTGCCGTTGAGAACGCAAAGAATACAGTTAGCAGTATGGCAGCTTCTTCAAACTTGAAAATGCCGTCAGCTTCAGATATTAAACAAACGGCGACCGAAGCCGTTAAGATTCCAGTCACGGCGCCGTCTACACCGACAAGTCAATCAACTGCAGAAGTTAAACCCGAAGACGCCAAAACTTCATTTGAACCAGTACCTCCACGTAAGAAAGGTGGTAAGCGATTTTCAACGAGGAGGCATAAAGTACACAAATGTCCGAAGACACGACGGAACAAGTGCGCAACGTACTAAAGGAATGGGTTACTCTTGATGATCAGGAACGCTCGCTAAAACTTCAAATCAAACAGATCCGAGACAAAAAGGCTCAGAACTCTGAGCACATTTTGAAGTTCATGCGCGACAATTCGGTTGACGATTTCAAGCTTGAAGGTCAAGGAAGCTTGTCTCGTTCGGTCCGTACATCTCGTCCAGCTCTGAGCCGTGACAAGATTCGTACCCAACTTCTTATCCAGTTTGCCGATCAGCCTCAGCGTGTAGCTGAAGCTTTGCGATCAATTGAGGGAGGTGGTAATCAGGATGGAGACGATACGCCTCCTATTGGAACTCAACGTGAACTACTTGTTCGCCGAGTTCCCCGAAAGCCGTAGAATGGCTTCTTTAGCCGCCAATTGTTCGGCCTGCTTTTTCGTAGGAGCCGTTCCAATACCTAGATGATTCCCTTTCTCATCTACGGCTGCCATAGTGTACTGATTCGTGGCTGCAGAAATCACGGCGTATCCTGGAGTATGATGAAACTTGGCCTGGTACAGTTTCTGTAGTTGCTCCTTGAAGTTTCGATTATTCATCAGGATTTTGGGAATGTCAATGTAGGTTTCAACCAGACAAATTACAAAGGAGTACATGATCTTGAAATCGTTACCGGAATCGGTCCACAAAGCTCCAAGAAATGCTTCTAGGATATCTCCTAGTTTCTTGAAGTTGGCTCGTCCAGAACACACATCTTCATTGTGACGTGAAATGATGTAAAACTTATCAAGTCCAATTTTCTGGCTTAAAGATCCCAACATTTCATTACACACAATCTCCTTCTTCAAATCTGTCATAAATCCTTCGTTCTCTTCAGGGTACCGTTTCATAAGGTACGTTGAAACACACGCACCCAGAATTGAATCGCCCAAATGTTCCAGACGTTCATACGATTCGTCAAATAGACCTAGGCATTCCCTCGGCTTTTCAGCGAGTTGAGCAGGTTCACCAGTTGGCGAAGTGTACTCTGTTTTCTTGACGTAAGACGAATGAACCATCGCTTTCTGAAAGAGTTCAGTGTTGGTCACTACAAACTCGCATCCGTGCTTCGAAAGAATCGCTTGAATATCAGGTTTGGTAAACAAGCGGTTCTTTGAGTTGAATGGGTTGTACTGTACTTGCTGCATATTGTTGTATTCTTATTTCTGTTAATCTACCGTAAGTCCGTTTTTATGAAAAACCTTTTCAGGTTGATTTTCATAGTTGTTTAAGATATTACTCATCCTGCTCACCCGGAACTGTACGCGTAAAACTGAACTCTGACGCTACGAGAGTGTGCTTCTTCGTCTCAATAATGTACTTCACAAGTTCGTCGGGATTTACTGGACCACCCTTGGTAAAGTACTGTCCTACCAGATCCTTCAGATCTTTCTGAGAAATTGACCAAGGCTTTACCCATTCATTTGGACGCTTGAATGAGATGGTAGATCCGTCTTCTTCAAGCTTAATTTTCTTGATTGCGTCATACTTTGGATCACGGATAATACCAGCAATTTCCAGTTCTACGACCTTACGCGCATCGCGTTTCTCATAAACTCGCTTATTTAGTTCACGGAGCTGGTCATCAATCTCTCGGTACTGCTTGATACAGGATTTCAGATCGTTCATTTTACGAGTTATGCGTTCTCAAGAAGATTATCCGTTTTCAATACAATGTACTTCGATGCTCGCGAAGTAGAAAACCTGCGTAAGGTTTTCAACAAAGAACATTCCGGATCCAAACCAATTCGTCCAGGCGAACCTTCGGTTGTGTGGAAACAGATTCAGAAGAAGCTGCAGGATCAATGTGACAAATCTACGGAATGTATTATTCTTTCACTGATATCTAAACCTAAAGCTCCAGGTTCATGGAAATCTAATCCGGAAGAATGGTTGTCATCTACTGATATTGATGCGATTGAAAAACAGTACACAAAGGTCTTTTCTGAATACTATTACGTAGGAGCTGTGCCGATAGATTTCGATAAGAAGTCAAGTTTAGGAACATGTTTAGTTAGTTCGTTGTGTTCTTTGGATATCAAGGCACTGTATAAAAAAGGGTATCGTCAGATAGGAGTCGTATTTAATACTGATAAAAGTACTGGTCCGGGAGAACATTGGATTGCATTGTTTTGTGATATTCGTCCCGAACTTGAGTACCCTCGCATAACATATTTTGATTCATATGCCGAAAAACCTGAGAAGGAAGTTGTTCAGTTAATGAAGCGGTGGTCGGAAACATGGGATGAAACTAAGATTCACAGTAAGCCAATGAAAGTTACGTATAACAAAACTCGCCATCAGTATGAGAATTCGGAGTGTGGAATGTACTGTTTGTACTTTCATTTATGCTGTTTGACAGGAACGTCGATGGAAGATCGTATTCCAGATAAAGTGGTAAGAGGTTTTCGCGGTTTATTATTTAAAGTATAAATGGATCCCCCCGAGACATGGTACAGATGGTTTAAGTTTGGAACAACAATAGTCCTTATTGGTATAATTATTTACGCTGTTACTATGGCGTTTATTACTGCCCCTAATTAATAATGGAGTCGTACGGGTTTGCGCTCGTGATGGTTATCCCTGTTCTGGTTCTAATGGCAATTGCGTTTGTCATATATCTTGTTATAACGCCTTCGGAAGTACAGGCTCAGGCGACAGCTGAACCAACATTTAATGCTTATAACTCCGTTATGGCATTAGCTCCTTTAGGATGCCCTACGACTCCCGAGTACCGGTTATGTGATTACTACGTAGCCTCATCGGCTTACTCGCTGTTTCCTGGAGCAAAGATTTATGATTACATTACCGATGCTGTGATACCGATGTTAGCGAAAGCTGGTCCTCGCTTAGTTGAGCTGGATATTTACGATGACGGATCTGGAGGTCCAGTTGTAGGGCTTAAGAACCAGAAACTAGGTACAGATTACGCTTACAACACGATTCCGTTTGGAGCTTGTTGTGTAGCTTTGGCGAACAATATGTTTAATTCGGTTGTTTGCCCCGTATCCACCGATCCTTTTATTTTGAGTTTGGTGTTCCATACCACAAACAATAATGTCATGAATGCGTGCGCAGAAGTTCTGAAGACTACATGCCCTCAGTATTTACTGGATGTATCGTATGGATATCAGCGTAAAAATTTGGCGATCGAACCAATGTGCAAATTACAGTCCAAGATGATTATTGTATCGGGGAATGAGGTCAAAGGTACATTGATGGACGAATTGACAAATATGTCCTGGGGTACCTCGAACTTACGTCGCTTGACGTATACTCAGGCCGCACAAACAAATGATAGTAATGAACTCATTGAGAATAATCGAAATAACATCACGATGGTCGTGCCAGACATTGAAGGCGATTTAGTCAACAAGAATCCTCAAATTCTGTTGACGTATGGATGCCAGTGGAACTTAATGAATTACGGGTCAGTAGATAGTGCGATGGAAACGTACATTGGTGACTTCCAGGAACACAGTACGGTCCTCAAACCCGAACCTCTTCGTGCACTCAAGCCTAAGGAATACAAGCAGCCTATACCCCCAGACCCGTCAGTTTCGTTCCAGCCTATGAAGAGTACAACCCCGATCTACGACATCCAAGTCTAATAAAATCTTGCGTTAAAATAAAAATGGCAAACAAGTGGCTCGCGCACGTTAAG